AAATAGATTATCAAATAAATAATGACGTGTTTAACGCTAGTGATTTTGTAATCCTAAATATTTAAAGAATATGGCAAATAAAAAAATATCGTATACTACGAGAGATTTTCAATCAATTAGAACTGAGTTAATAAACTTTACAAGAACTTATTATCCTGAATTAATTGATAACTTTAATGATGCGAGTGTGTTCTCTGTATTATTAGACCTAAACGCTGCGGTTACCGACAACCTTCAATTTAATATAGATAGAAGTATTCAGGAAACTGTGTTACAATATGCTCAACAAAGGTCATCAATATTTAATATTGCCAAAACTTACGGATTAAAAGTTCCGGGTCAAAGACCTTCAGTTGCTTTAGTTGATTTTTCAATAACAGTACCTGCTTTTGGAGATAAAGAGGATTTAAGATATTGTGGTATTTTACGTAGAGGTTCTCAAGTAAGTGGTGCGGGTCAAGTATTTGAAACCGTTTATGATATTGATTTTTCTTCACCATCAAACGCAGATGGATTCCCTAATAGATTAAAAATCCCAAATTTTGATTCAAACAATAAGTTATTAAATTATACCATTGTAAAACGTGAGACCGTTGTTAATGGTATTACTAAAGTTTTTAAGAGAGTTATTACCGCAAATGACGTAAGACCATTTTTTGAAATATTTTTACCTGAAAAGACAGTATTAGGGGTGACAAGTGTTTTATTAAAAGATGGGACTCAATATGCCAATGTACCTTCAAATCAAGAATTTTTAGGTGTTGATAATAGATGGTTTGAAGTTCAAGCTTTGGCTCAAGATAGGGTGTTTATTGAAGACCCAACAAAAGTTTCTGACAACCCTGGTATTAAAGTAGGTAGATATGTAAACACTGCGACTAAATTCATAACAGAATTTACACCTGAAGGTTTCTTTAAAATGACATTTGGTGGTGGTAGTCAATCTGCTGATGAACAATTAAGAGAATTTGCCAGAGATGGTAAACCGTTAAATTTATACAAATATTCTAATAACTTTGCATTAGGTAGTACTTTAAAACCTAATACCACATTATTTGTTCAATATAGAATTGGTGGTGGAACGGCAAGTAATTTAGGTGTTGGAGTTATCACTCAAATAGGTACGGTTTCATTCTTTGTGAATGGTCCATCGGAATCTGTAAACACAACAGTTGTTAATTCATTAAGATGTAATAATGTGACAGCGGCTATCGGTGGAGCAAATTATCCAACAACAGAAGAAGTTAGAAATTTAGTATCATATAACTTTACCGCTCAAAACAGAGCCGTTACCGTAAATGATTATGAATCAATTATTAGAACAATGCCATCACAATTTGGTGCACCGGATAAAGTTGCGATAACTGAAGAAAATAATAAAATTAAAGTTCAAATGTTGTCTTACGATGAAACCGGTAGATTAACTGAAATAGTTTCTAATTCTCTAAAAAATAATGTAGCGAACTACCTATCAAATTATCGTATGATTAATGATTATGTTTCAATTGAAAGTGCGAATGTTATTGATTTGGCAATTAATGTTGATGTTGTATTAGATAATTCACAAAATCAAGGGTCAATTATTTCTCAAGTAATTAATATAATCACAGATTATTTTGACCCAACAAACCAAGAAATGGGTGAAAATGTTAATGTATCCGAATTAAGAAGATTAGTTCAAAGTGAAAATGGGGTGATTTCAGTTTCTGATATGACATTCTTTAATAAAGTTGGTGGACAATATTCATCTTCTCAAACATCACAAAGATATATTGATTCTGAAACCAAACAAATAGAATTAGTTGATGATACAATTTTTGCGGAACCAAGACAAGTGTATCAAGTTAGATATCCAAACAAAGATATCAATGTGAGAGTTAAAAATATTAAAACAGTTAATTTCTCTTAGCAATTTATTTTAAAATTTATTGAATTATCTTTTGAAAATAGTATATAAACTATTTATTAAAAAAGATTATTATGTCCAATTCATTTAGAATACGTACCGAGCCTGGTGTTGATAAATCACTTAACATCTTGATAGACCAAGAATTTGAGTATTTAGAAATACTATCTCTAAAATTATTACCGAGTCAAATATATACTAGACAATGTTCGGATTATGGAGTTATTGTTGGTAGAGTTAGTGTAAACAATGGTTTTGGTATTCCAAATGCTAAAGTATCTGTGTTTATTCCTTTAGATGCTCAAGACGAACTTAATCCTGTTGTTTCTGATTTATATCCATATAAAACATTAACAGATTTGAATGAAGATGGTTATAGATACAATCTATTACCTTACGTTAAATCACATTCCGGACATAATCCAACAGGAACTTTTTTTACAAGAGACAATGTTTTAACTGACCCTACTTTAATACAGGTATATGACAAGTATTACAAATATTCTACAGTAACCAATTCTAGTGGTGATTATATGATTTTTGGTGTACCTACCGGAAGTCAAACAGTTGTTGTTGATATTGACTTATCAGACATTGGTGAATTTTCATTGTCACCTCAAGATTTAGTTAGAATGGGTATTGCAACACCAACTCAAGTTGCGGGTATAAATTTCAAAACCTCATCAAATTTAAATTCGTTACCTCAAATTATTAATTTTAATAGAACTATTGAGGTTGAGCCGTTATGGGGTCAACCTGAAATATGTAATTTAGGTATAACAAGAACAGATTTTGATTTATCTAATGAGTCTGGAATTGATATTAGACCAACCGCTATTTTTATGGGTTCTATTGTATCGAGTAATGATGATGATGCTCTTCCAAGAAATTGTAAACCTAGACTTAAATCAGGTTCACAATGTACTTTAGTTACAGGTCCGGGAGAAATATTAGCGATAAGACAAACTATTTTTTTAGACGCTCAGGGTAAACCAATTTTAGAGACCGTTGATTTAGAAGAAGGTGGCCAAGTTATTGATGATAATGGTGCGTGGTTAGTTGATGTACCAATGAATTTAGATTATTTAATAACTAATGAGTTTGGGGAACAAGTTATTTCTGACGACCCCAAAAAAGGAATTCCAACAAAAGGTAAATATCGATTTAAAGTTAAATGGAATCAATCTCCTTCATTATCCGAAAATGTTAAACGTGGATATTTTTTAGTACCAAATGTTAAAGAACATGGATGGACTAGTAGTGATTCAAACCCAAATGCCACACTTCAAAAGAAGTCGTACGCGTTGAGTTTAGATTGGGATGATTATGTCGATTTTCAATCAGCTATTGATTGTACTGATACTTTTTATTTAATGCAATATAATAAAGTTTATACTGTTTCACAATTGGTTGACCAATTTAGAAAAGGATATTTGAATGCTCAATTTATTGGTATTAAAAATATTTTAGATGAATCTTGTGAAAGTGAAAATAATAAGTTTCCGACTAATGATAGTGTTTTTAGATTTGACTTAATTTATTTTTTATTTTGGATAATGTTATTTTTATTCAGACCTGTTTTTATCTCGTTAATACCTGTTATTCATATTCTTTGGTTTGTTCTTAAAATTTTGGCGTCAATAATGGCGGGTATAATTTTTCTAGTAGTTTTGGTTGTTGCGGCAATCTGTGCTCTTTTAAGGGGGATTTTAGGGGCTTTAGCTAATTTACCTCGTTGGTTAGGTGGTAGATATTTTAGAAGATTAAGAGATAGTCTTAATTGTCCATCAATAGACGATGCTAAACGTATTGCGAACCAAATTCTTGAATTTCCTGATAAGTTAAAAAATATTAAAATACCAAATTTATCTTATCCGGAGTGTTCTTTTTGTGATTGCGGAGATAATAGTGGATTACCAAAAGACGAACCGGGTATTGCACAATTAGAAGTTCAAACTCCACCTCCTGGAGAGGTTCCTGAAGGTGCTGGTTCATCATTATTAACTCCATTTCAAATTTACTCACAATATGTAATTAATAGAACTTTTAATGGAACAATAGGTTCACCAAATGTTAATACTGCAGATTCTGTTTATCAAACATTATTTGCCGGAAATGGTTTGGGAAATGTGGACGCAGATTCGTTAACAGTTTCAACAAGAGTTCCGGGATTATTTACAACAACAAATAATGATGAAAATCCAACAACAACAACAAATCCAACAGACCCTGAATTTGGATATTTTACATCAAGTTTAAGTGTGTCGGAAAGATTAAATTTATTTAATACCAAGGCAAAATATTTTAATGAAACGTTAAATAATCAAAGTGTTACTAACCCTGGTGGTGGTGTTAATAGAATTAAAGTTACTTTTCAACCCGATTTAAATACTCCAACTCCAACAACTAATTTTCATTATGATAATGTAATAGCGATTGTTTGTACTCCAAACGCAACAAATTTAGAAGCGGGGACAATGTTATCTTTCCAAGATTTTGCTCAATCAAAAGATTTAAATGTAGTTAATACGGGAACTACATTAAATGATTATGGTACAAATACAATTACAGGTACAACAATAAACAGTGGAACAACAAGTAATCCTGCGACAATATCAATTAACTATGCAAATCCTGATGGTTCGGGTAAT